TCAGGCCCCCGTCCACGCTTCCCGGCCCCAGTACAACGTCAGTATGCCCAGCTGAAAGGGCATGGTCGCCAAAACCGCTGTTCCATTTTGCGCTCCAATTTCCAGAGCCGGAAACCGTCACATCAATACTCACGGTTTTAGGCAGTGATCCGATTTGAACCGGGGTAAAAAAGACGTTCCCTGATTGCTGGCTGCCCAAGAAGTTGAAGGCGCTGTTGACGGCGTGAAAGCTGGTTGGTGTCGTGAGAACGCTGGTGGAAGTGCCGGGGTCGCTAAAAGCATCCGTCACCCAAACCACATTCCAAGGGAAATGCGGCGTTTCAACCGAAAGTAAAAAGTCATCCTGACATTTCACGGCGCGGAGTCCGTCACGCTCACGGTGATGTTGAAGTCTCCGTCCTCGGTCGGAGTGCCGGAAAGGAGGCCGTTATCATCCAGCGTGATCCCTGCCGGGAGGGGTCCCGCTTCAAGCGCGAAGGTGTAGGGCGGGGTCCCGCCTGCCGCGGTGAATTGGAAGCTGTAGGCTGTGCCCTGCGTGGCGTCGGTCGGGTCGCCGTTGGTGATCCCCAGCACGGTGATCGTGAAAGATTTGGTAACGCTCGAGCCGTCCGTATCGGTGAAGCGCAAAGTAAAGGTGTAGGTCCCCGGCGTGGTCGGCGTGCCGGCAACCAGCACGGTCTGGTTAATGTCCTCTTGCAGGAACAGGCCTGGCGGCATCATGCCAGAAACTACGCTGACATCGGAAATGCGCTGCGTTGAGCTCGGCCTGCTCACGTAGGGCGCGCCTGAACAGCAAGCCTCCCGCAAGGTGCCGATGCACAGGCGCCGGGTCTGCGCCAACTGGCAGGCATAGCTCGCCGCGATGCGGTCGGCAATCACCTGGCTTGTGTTGCTGATTTGGCCTGCGCCGAAACACTGGCTGAACTGCGAGCCGTCCGGACACTGGGCAATGCAGCACTCCGTATGGTTGTGGTAGTTCTGGATTGGGTTGCCGTCTGGATCCTTCTGCTTGGGCTGCGGGTCGTCACCGTCGCCGCCGCCCGCGCAATCGCCCCTGACCTGGCAATCAGCCGCGCACAAGTCGGCCTCAGCCTGGCTCACCGGAGAGTCGCACGAGCCCCCGGGGTTGTGGCCCGGGCCGCTTCCACCAAGGGGCAGTATGTTCCAATTCCAGCCGAAATTGTAGCCGATGAACACGAGCCGATCGGCGCGCTCGCTCGAAAGGTTGGCAATGGGATCGTCCGATCCAGGGCACGAGATTTTATTTGGGCAGGGCATCAACATACTAATCCTTGGTGGTAGAGCGGCTGGGAGAATTGCTCGGCGTGAAGGCGCATGGCGCGGACCCGACACCAGCCTTTGATGGTCAGCCGGGGCTGGAACTGGTAGCCGATGTTCGCGGGCCGGCCCATCACCTGGCTGCACAACTCTGCCGGGAGCGGAATGACCATGGTCGCCACGTAGCTCTCCCGGTTGAGCTGCGGGTAAGTGAGTAGTATCCCGGCGTCCTCGGAGTCGCTGCGGCTGGTGCATTTCTGCCAGCGGTGCCAGCGGTGCCAGCAGGGGTTTGAGTCCTCGCGCCAGTCCAGCGTGAACTCGACGTCGCCGAAAAGCTTGTCGATCCAAATCTCGGCCGCAACCAGCTTCTTCAAGATGAGCTCGTTGCCCCAGGTGTAGGCGGGAAACTCGATCATCCACGTGACCCGGGATTCGCCGTTGGGATTCGCTGCCGTCCGGATCTGGTTGAAGTCGCTGCGCTGGAAAGTGGTGAATTCCCAAAGCTGGATGCTGCCGTCAATCTCCGAGACGGTGACCGCAAAGCAACGCTCGAGACCGCCGAAGTCTCCGGTGAACAGTTGGAGCACTTGCAGGCCTTCAAGGTGGCCTTCCCATATTGCCGGCTGCTGGCTGATGAACGTGCTCAACGGTACGAAGTCCAGCGGGAGGATCGCCCTGTGGACAATTCCCTGAGGGAGACGCACCGGGATGGCCGTCTGCAAAAGTCGGTTGTCGAAGTAAGCGCCGCTGGCCGCGTGCAACAGGGAGCGGTCGTTGAATTCGAGGATGCGCTGCTCCTGGCTGCTGATGCTGATGTTGCCTGCGGTCTGGAAGAATCGGCTCGCGTTGACCAGCGATCGTACGTCGGGCTCAAGGCTCTGGTAGTAGAGATCCCCGTTCACCGGGACGACGCTGCGATCGTTCACCCAACCGTTATTGAGCTGCGCCACGGTTTGCAGCGGCTGGTTGTTGTTGGTTGCCCCGATCCAATCCGTGCGGCTCACGGGCACTTGGAGGGTGTAGATCGCTTTGCGCGTCCCGATGTAGAGATTGCCCTGGCCGTTCGCCTTGTCGAGCTGGGCGGTGTGCTTCAAGGCGCGGATGTTCCCGGCGTTGGTCGGGACGGTGAAGCCGTCGCCCCCGAAGCAAAGCGGGTTCTCGGTGACATTGAGGATCGCGTCCCGAAAATGGTTAGGCGCGGTACCTGCAGTACCCCCGACAATGTCCCCGGCTGCATAGTTGCGGCTTTGAGCGTACCAGATGCGGCCCATGAAATAATCCATCGAGAGCGCGGGCGGGAGCTCGTTGATTCCCGGGTTCTGTCCAGCCGGCGTGGCGGTCGTGATCCCGATGGACCGGCGTAGGACTGTCCCATTCCAGAACAGGGGCAGGGTGTTGCCGCTGCCGAAGTCCACGGCCTGGATAACGAGGTAGTTCTCGCCCTGAACAAAGTAAGCCTGCTCGACCAAGGGCGGGTTGAACCGTGGATTCTTCGCCGTGAAAGGTCCGCTGTTGAGCAGCTCCATGACCGCGTAGTTGGTGGCCAGGTCCACCTTGTAAATGTGGCCGCTGATCGAGAGCACCAAGTAAGGGAAGTCGCTGTCGGGCTCGTACATAAAGCCGCCCTGGTAGAGCCCGGCTGGATTGTGGATGTTGGCGAGGTACTGCCAGCCGCCCCGCTGGAGGATCCCCCCGTCGCGCACGGTGGCGTTCCACAGCCAGGCCAGCTCGTTGCGCGCCAGGCCGTTTGGATTCTGCTGGCTTTGGATGGTGGATACCTTGACCGAGTTGACGCCCCCTGAGAAATCGAGGCTTCCGTCAACCATAGTCACCGGCTTGTCGCTGGTCGCCATTGACGCAACCATAAGCCCCGGGTATGGAGAGGCAAGCGAAATGCCACTGCCACAGAATTACTACCGCAAGTACGGCCTGCGGATTAACAAAACCACGGATGAGGCGAACCTAGAGCTCTTTTGCATCCGCAACGGCGGCCAGTGGCGCTCCCACCAGAAGCCGCACGGGACCTGCGGCCTCGGCCTGGTCCACCATTACAAGGAGTTTATCCGCATCGTCTGGCCGGAAATCAGGCAGCATCGCTGGTTCAACTTCCTGCTCGAAAATTGGCTCAAGCATACCTACGTGGGGGTCCTCGGCCCAAAGAACAGCGGCAAGACCCACTGCGCGGCCATCTTCCACCTTGTCTTTTACTACGCCAACCCCTCGGCCACGACCATCATGGTCTGCTCGACGACCCGGGAGAGCCTACAGAATAGAATTTGGGGAGAGATTAAGAAGTACCACAAGCTGGCCACGAGCCGCAAGCGGTGGCTCCCCGGGCACCTGATTGACAGCAAGTTGCGCATCGTCACCGATGACAAGGACGAAGCCAGCGAGGGGCGCGACTTCCGCAACGGCATCATGGGGATCCCCTTGAAGCGCGGCGGCGCGGTGGTGTCGATGTCGGAGTTTCTCGGCATCAAAAACAAGAACATCCTGCTCTGCGGGGATGAGTTGCAGGCTCTGCCGATGGGGTTCATCGACGCGGTCGCCAACCTGTCGGGCAACCGCGGCTTCAAATGCACGGGGATGGGCAACCCCAAGGAGACCATGGATCCGCTGGGCAAACTCTGCGAGCCGGCTGCGCACCTCGGCGGGTGGGATGGCGGCATTGACCAGCAGCACGGGACCAAGGCCTGGGCCACGCGCTTCCCCAACGGCATTTGCGTCCAGCTCCCCGGCGATGACAGCCCCAACTATGACGGGCCGAAGGACAAGCCGCCCCTGTTCGATTTCCTGATCACCCCGCAGCAGATGGAGCAGGACGGCCGCACGTGGGGCAAGAACGATTGGCACTATACGATGTTCAACC